GAAGTCCTGACAGAGCTATTTCTGGATGCGGGTCTTGAACGGTTACATCCGTGGACTTCTGAACAGACCGACTGCGCCAGTTTGCCGGTATCGTCGAATCTGGGCGGGTTCAAGCCCTCCGGGCCGGCGGAGCATTGTGAGAAAACGACCGCTGTGTTATCCGCGCCACGGTATGGGCCGACGATCCATATGCGCTATGCGTTCAAGGCGTTCACGCAGGCACACGTCCCGTACCAGATTGCAGGCGGGGCTTACTGGCATCAGGTCTTGTCGCAGATAATCGAGGAACAGATTGACTACGGCAGTCAGTACATTATTACTTGTGACTACGACACGATATTTACGCCAAAAGATGTCATGGAGTTGTACCGATTAATGGAAGCGGTGCCGCAGGCCGACGCGATGTGCGCACTGCAGAGCAAGCGCGGTGATGACGGTGTGGCTCTTTTCGGAATGAAAGACGACGCCGGCAATATGATCACATCGATGCCGGCCTATAACATGGACCGGAATGTGTTACCTGTTTCAACAGGTCACTTTGGCCTGACTATCTTTAGAACTGAGAGCTTAAACGCCTTGCCTCGCCCGTGGATGAATAGCACGCCGAATGATGAGGGGCTATGGGCAGATGGCAAAGTCGATGCAGACATTCAGTTCTGGCACCACTGGAAAAAACAAGGCAATTCCCTGTACCTGGCGCCGCAGGTGATTGTTGGCCATTTGCAAGAGATCGTTACCTGGCCGAAGCACGACATGAAGCCGCTGTATCAAACCACTTCGGAATATGACAGCAGCGGGATACCAAAGGAGATTATCAGATGACCAAGTTGCCGATTCACCGCGCAGCAAAACCGAAGATTAAGGATAAGATTACTCGCGGGCTTGGCAATTTGCCGCTGGTTGAGATAGTTCGACCCTGGCGAGGGTATGCCGTGGGCGCCCGTATTCGTCCGCCGGGTACTTTGCGGCAGGTGCTTGTCGATCAAAGAATCGCGGTGCTTGTTCAAGACAAGCCGAAAAGAGGGCGCCCTAAAAAGGTGGTTGAGGAAAAGGTTGAACTGGTAAAGGTTGAACCAGTAAAGATTGAACCGGTAAAACCCGACCCAATCAAAGAACTGCAAGACGCAAAGGTTTCAAAAGAGAGTAAGACAGACGACAAATGATCACAGTCACCACGCCGGCAAGTGACCAGCTCCTGGCCACGGTTCAGGGTGCCAAGGATCTGTTGGGCATTTCAGGCACCGACCAAGACGATCTGTTAGGGACTATCCTGGTCGGCGCGAGCAGTGCTGTCAGTAGTTATTGCAGCCGGGTCTTTGGATCTGAGGTAGTGACTGAAACAACTGCCGGCAGTGATCGATACAGTCTAGTCTTGACCCGCCGGCCACTGGTGTCGGTTTCTGAAGTCAGGCGGGATGATGAGGTTGTCGATACAGATGATTATCAGATTGAAAGTGATGTTGCGGGGATGCTCTACCATTTAAGCGGGTGGTCAAAGCTAACCAATATGCGCCCGGACTATTGGGCGATTGATTACACTGCGGGGTATGTCCTGCCGAATCATATTGCCACGCAAACGTTACCCGGTGATATTGAACAGGCCTGCCTTGAAACTATCAAGACGTGGTACTTGGGCCGGTGTCGGGATATGACGATACGGTCTGAACAGGTTGGAGAATATGTGGACCGGACATTCTCAGGGCAAGCCTTGCCATTAATTGCGCAGAACCTGCTGAAACCTTGGCGCGATCATGTCTTGTGATATTGCTTCGACGACACAGGCCGCGATTGACACCTATGGCCGTAGTGCGACGCTAAAGCGAACGATATTAGGCACTTATGATCCGGTGTTAGGGACTGAAGGTAATTCAGTTGTTATTAACTATTTGTGTAAAGCGGTGCAGGTCGATCCTGACAAGTCATCATTCTCCAGTAGTTATGAGATAGGCGACCAGGTTGTCGATATCGCCGCTGCGTCAATTGACGTTATCCCGGATATCACGACAGACATTTTGATGTTTGGATTGAATGAGTGGCGGATTATGGGCGTCGATACCAAATACATCGGCGAGACGAAAATCAGACACCGGATGCACCTGAAGCAATGAGTTTTGAATCTGAGCTTTTAAAGTTCGAGGTTAAGACCGGGACTAAGATTGTTGGTGTGTCACAAAACATTGCCATTGATGCGCTAGACGAACTGATTGAAGGAACGCCTGTAGATACAGGACTGGCTCGCAGGAACTGGCGTGTCAGGTTTAACAAGCCGGCCAAAGGAATTCTCAAGGGGCTGGACAAGACCGGCGAGAAGGCTGCACGGGCTGGCATCAAAGTTATCAGCCGGGCGAAGATCGGCCATGATATTTACATCACGAATAACCTTTTTTATGTTCGCATCCTTGAAAGAGGCAGTAAACACAAGGGGCCGATGGGGTTTGTTAACAGGGTCGTAAACCGATTTGATGGATTGGTGATTAAGGCCGTTGGCAAAGCACAGCGCGGCAGGAATATAGCCGGGCGCGTTCCCGTTCCTCGGTGGTGGTTATGATTGATCATACTGAAATACGGCAGGGCTTGCGGACTGTGCTATTAACGGTTTCAGGTCTACCTGATGAGCGGTCCTGGGAGAACAGGGAATTTACGCCGCCGACAAACACCGAATGGATTCGAGAGACATTGTTACCTAGTGATGAAGGTGTATCGGCATCCGACACCATAACGGCTATCGGTACGATGCAGTATGACGTGTTCTGGCCGTTCGGCACTGGCACGGAAGACGCTGAAGCATTAGCCGACGCAATAAAAGAAGCATTTGAACCTAACACAACGATTTCAACTCATGCGCACGTATATCGAGCCGAGAGGCTCGCTGGGCGCGTTGACGAAAACTGGTACATCATCCCTGTCAGGTTGACGTATCGCGCTCATGCAATTGGATAACCGGAGAAAGTCATGACATTAGCAAGTGGAACACTCGTAAGCCTTAGTTATCAGGAAGAAACCACTCTGCGTGGCTCACCTGAAGCAGTTGCAGATATGCAGGCACTGCGCACGACTGGCAGGGCATTAAACCTGCAAAAGAACACGCTGAAATCTGAAGAGGTCCGAAGTGACCGCCAGAATGCAACGCTACGACATGGTTTTAATCAGGTGGTAGGTTCACCGGGTTGGGAACTTTCGTTGACTGCGTACAACGATTTTATGGAAGCGGCCTTGTCGGGTACCTGGGCAGCGGTTGCGACTGATGCCGCACAGACGATTTCAGCAGTAGGTACTGGCACAACATCTGTGTGGACTCGCTCGGCTGGCAGCTATGTTACTGATGGGTTTGAGATCGGCATGATTGTTACAGCTGCAGGACTTGATACCGGAAACAACGATCAAGATTCACGTATTACTGACCTATCTGCTACCATAATGACCGTGGAGGCAAGAGACGGGACAACCGTTTATTCTGCCGATACGGGTGATGGTGATGAAGTCATCACCGCGACTGGCGAGGTCTGCAAGATCGGCACTACTCTGCGAACGTTCACCATTGAACGGGCGTTCTCTGATGTCGCGCAATACCAGGTCTATAATGGCTGTGCTATCAATCAGATGAGCCTGCAGATGCAACCCGAGCAGATGGTATCAGGGTCTTTCGATATCCTGGGTATGTCGGCAAATGCTATGGCGCAGGCGCCAAGGGATGCAACAGTAACCGCAGCGGCAACGAATGATCCGATGGCCGCGTTTGAAGGGCAGCTGTCAGAAGGTGGCGCAGAATCAACCGTCGTTACTGCCATCAATTTTACCCTGAACAATAACCGATCATTGCAGGCGGTTGTTGGAAGTAGGTTCTCGCCTGATGTCTTTGAAGGCATTGCCATGATCACCGGACAGGCTACGGTCTTTTTCGAAGACGAGGTACTGTTCAATAAGTTCGTGAACGAGACCATCTCCACCCTGTCTGTACAGATGGATGATCTCAACGGAACGGACTTCATTGTGATCGGGTTCCCTGCTATCAAGTACACCGGCGGCGATATGGACCCGCCTGCAGAAGGTCCGGTCCCTGTTGTGATGCCTTGGGAAGCGCAGGTATCTGCACTGACCAGCACCAGCATGTACATTCAAAAGAGTGATTCGTGATGGAAAATTTTGACCTTGACGGGTTCCTGAATCTGGATGAAAAGGAAGGCTCTTTTATGCCGATCAGGAATCCGGTGACGGATGAACCTGTTCTTGATGCTGAGGATAATCCTGTTGGCATTTCACTGATCAGTAGTGATACCAAGAAATTCAGGACCGCTGCTTATAAGGCAAACGACAGGCTTACTCGTAATGCAGCAAAGAACCTGGAGACGCCGACTGAAGACGCTTATGAGATGAACACTGAGTCATTAGCGAGAAGTACGGTGTCATGGTCTGGTATTCAGTTTCAGGGTGAGATGTTGGAATGTAATTACAGGAACGCTGTTAAGTTGTACGACTCGTTGCCGTGGGTGAGGGAGCAGGTGAATGCCTTCATTCAGGACCGGGAGAACTACCTGGTAAAGTAGTTGATCAGATTGTCGCTTTCGCGGAGTGGCAATTTGAGATCAGCCAGCCGGATGAGTCCGGTGTTTCACTTCGCGCCCATTTAGAAAAGGTCTGGAAGTCAACAGGCAGGAAGCCACCGGCGCTTGAGGCTCCACCATTCCCTAATATCATTTCTCATTTATGGGAGTGGTTTATCGAGTTGCACAATGCCAGGCCGCGAACCGGGATGGGTGCCTCTCCGGTTACTTATTCGGAGATCGCAGCATGGTCCACATTGACGCGGGTTATGCCTTCGCCGTGGGAAGTGGGCGTAATAAAACAGATTGATTCTGTGTTCATGAATGTCAGTTCAAAAAAGGTGAGGTAAGGTGACAGACCTAGCGACCGTCGGAATTGTTGTCAAATCAGATCAAGTAGTTGCGGCAACCCGCAATCTTGATCACATGACGAAATCCGGTGGCCGCGCTGAAAAATCCATTCATGGTGTTGGTAAGAAGTCTGTCAGTACAAATGCCAGTTTATCAAAAATGGCTGCAACGGCCAGAACGGTGTCCGGTATCTTTGCGGGGATCGGTGTCTCTGTCGGTCTTGGTTCTGCTTTATCCGAGTTCTCGACCTTTGAGAAAACCCTGATCGGGGTTGGTAAGACCACTA